AGCAGCAAGAGGCAATGGGCAAAGAGTTAGAACTCAAGTAGATATCGCTCGCTCTATCGGAACTTCTGTTAGGGCTTCACTTGATATCTAAAGAAAGGGTAAATATGTACGGAATTAAATGCGAAAATTGCGACACTGGCGAAGAAGCAACGCACAAAGTAATAACTAATAAAGGACTTATCGCAATGTGCGATATGTGCTACGAAGACTAGAAGGGGTAAAAATGAAAGTGAAAGAACTTAAGGAAATCATTAAAGACATGAGTGATGATGACTTGGTCTTTGTTGCTCTGTATTATAAAGAAGAGTCGGAAGAACACATTAGAGAAAATCTTAATGAAGGTGAAGACTTCTCTATAACTAATGAGCAATGGGAAGAAGTTGTTGAGAAAATGGATAGAGATGAAGGAATATGGTCGGAACTGTCTGGTGCTTGGAGAGATTACTTAGAAAAAGTATATAACTCCACCAAAAAAGAAGGGGTAAATGTATGACCCAAGTTGATGACCTAATCAGCATAATTACTAAGTCAAGCAAGAACTCTACTAGGTCTAGACAAACTAAGGTTGGACCTAGTGAAGTAGGTGGTTGTGCTAGAAAACTCTGGTATAAATTAAACGACCAAGAGCCAACTAATCAAAACACACTATCTCTCGCTTCAATTATGGGAACTGGTATTCACTCCCATTTACAGAAAATCTTTTATGAACAAGACCCATTTGCGGAAAGGTTCTTATTAGAACAAGAGTTCGATTCCCCTGAAGATGATTTAGTCGGACACATAGATATGTATGACAAAGAAAACCAAGAGGTTATAGATTGGAAAACTAGCACCAAATCAAATCTAGGTCGCTACTTCCCATCAAAAGCCCAACGCTGGCAAGTACAACTATATGGATATCTTGCTAGTCGTGGTGGACATCAAGTTAAAACAGTAACTCTTGTTGGTATTCCGAGAGACGGAGACGAAAGAGATATTGTTTATCACAGCGAACCATTTGATCCCGAGGTCTGCAAAGAAGCACTTGCTTGGCTTGCCCAAGTTCGTGAATCTAAAACACCGCCACCAGCAGAAAAAGACGCAGTATTCTGTAAGAACTATTGTGGATTCTATGATGCTAGTGGTGTGAAGGGTTGTGTCGGTCGCCCAAAAGCCGAAGCGGAAAGCGCAGTTATTGAAGATACACAAATTGCGTTAGCCGCACAGGATTATATCGAAATCAATGAGCGAATTACAGAACTAGAAAAACAGAAAGATGCTATTAAGTCTGCACTAGAAGGCGTTAATGGTATTACTCCACAAGGCATTAAGATAATTTGGAGTCTTATTGCTGGCAGGAAAACTGTTGATGAAAGTGAAGTGAAGAAACTTCTAGGCAATGTCCCCTACAAGACCGGCAAAGAATCCGCCCGACTTACAGTCAAGAAATGATTTACAGCACCAATTAAAACTGACATGATGACTGAAAGGTCAAGGAAGGGATATATGTTAAAAGATAAAGAAGGCGGAGGTAAATTATGGGGTGGGTAAGAGTTGATGACAATTTTGCTGACCACCCCAAGATAATTGCTTTATCGGATAAGGCTTTCAGGTTATTTATTACTGGACTGTGTTATTCAAATAGGCAATTAACTGACGGGGTTATTCCATATCAAATCGTAAGTGCTTGGGTGGGCGATGATCCGTTCAAACCTAGCGATGAACTAGAAGACCAAAACTTATGGGAAAGGGTAGATAAAGGTTTTGCTATTCGCTCCTATACTGAATATCAGCCAACAAGGGAAAAGGTTAATAAGAAGAGGGACGAAGCCAAAGAGAGACTCCGTAAATTCAGGGAAAAGCAAAACTCAAATGAAACGGAAAAGAAACTCAGCCCCCAACCCAACCCAACCCAACCCAACCCATACCCCTTAGATATAGACATATCTAAGGAGGTAGTACTTGTTCCAAGAAATCTATCAGCAAAAAATGCAGTAGAGCGCATATCTCTCAAACTGGGTGAAGCAAGAGCAGGTGGAGTGAATGCTTGGAACATGAGCAAGTTGGTTGAAGAGCAATGGGACATACTCCACTCTGAGAATGATATTGGTGGTTGTATTGCTCTTACTTCTTGGTATGTGTCGGAACTCCAATCAAGAGTTTTAACAGGTCCAGAGATAGCAAGAATCGGACAAATGACCAAAAGGTTTGGGCGCATATCTCTACTGGCAATAGACGAAGCAGCAAGCAAAGACCTTTCAGACTTACTAAGTTATGCTTTCCGAGTGGCTCAACGAATGTATTCATCACAGAAGGCTTGATGTGTATATTGGCGATAAGGAAGTAGGGGAAGGGTGGGAATCTATGTCCTGTCCTTTCTGCGAGGGTTTCATTGTAGTTTGGGAAGTTGGAGTCGGTTTATTGTTCGACCCAACAGTTCCTTTCTCAAGCCACATGAAAGATAAACATAGAATATCGGTTGCCGACTTAACTCGGTGGAAGGGTAAAGGTGGAAATTGGTAACAAAAGGAAGGCATTGTGGTAAGCCAGTCTGTATTTGCACCCATTCAGATGGTTGCGATGGGGGCTGGATTATGGAGCAATATTGGGTGGATAGAGATGGCGTCAGGTGTTCAGAGTTTGATACCATTGATAAGACCCAACATGAAGGGGCAGTTCCGTGTAAGAACTGCGACTACGACAGGTGGCGTATTTGGAAGACTTCGACCACTAGTGAGGAATACCATGAGCGACTCCGTGCTCGTGGAACACATACCCGAATCAAAGCCTACGAAACAGAAGAGAGTTCTAAGACTCGCATTCTGTAAAAGGAGGGCACATGAAAAAGGAAAAGGGCTACAAAGCCCCTAACAACGGAAGGAAAATAAGGCGGTTGAAGTTTTACCTTGCCTTATCTTTAACGGCTCTAATAACCCTTGCAACCCCTTTAACTGGGGTTCATACCGCCTCGGTTAATGACGCTAAGGTGGAAAGTATGAAGGTGTCCGACCCCAAGCAATATGCTCGCAGTATTGCACAGGAGCAGTATGGTTGGAATTCAGAGCAACATAAATGCTTAGGTATATTGTGGGGAAAAGAGTCTGCTTGGAACTTTCAGGCAGCATCACCTACCCAAGATTATGGCATACCACAAAGACACATGCGCAAAAACACCCAAGAAGAGATAGACGCATTTATGAAAAATCCACAAACCCAAATTAAATGGGGATTAAACTATATCGAAAAGCGGTATGGTTCGCCCTGTGAAGCATGGGAATTCTGGAGTGTGAATAGATGGTACTGAAGAACTCTTTCTTTGTTAAAGGAAGACCTGTTCCTCAAGGTTCAATGAAGTTCATAAGACCTGGAGTGATGATTCACTCTCGTTCTCAGGACTTGGCTTTATGGCGTGCTGATGTAGCAAGAAACGCAGAACTATTTGGTTTCAAACCTATTGCAAGTGCGGTCAAAGTTGAATTGGACTTTATCATTGCTAGACCTAAATCAGCAAAAAGAGCATTCCCCTCAGTTAAACCAGACCTTGATAAACTAATCAGGGCAGTTCTAGATGGATTAACTGGCGTTGCTTACGAAGATGACTCTCAAGTAATCCTCATACAGTCCAGCAAAACTTATGGAGAGAAGCAGGGAGTATGGATAGGAATAGAGCAAATAATTGAGTAATAGCAAAACTGATTTCACAGAGATGCGTGAAATGGTGAGAGTTCGGTGTGGTGGCTACTGCGAAAAATGCGGTAAGCCCTTAACCGAAACATGGGCTTTACACCATAGGAAGTTGCGGTCTCGTGGAGGGAAAGATACCGTATCAAACCTAGTTGCCTTACATCACGAATGCCACAATACTGGAACGGATAGTGTTCATCTCAACCCTTCCGCTTCTAATCAGGCAGGGTTGATGGTAGCAACTTGGCAAGACTCGGAAGATACTCCATTGATTTTGCCTAGTGGTGCTATTGTTCTACTTACAGATGACGGAAGTTATCGCTACTTAGAAGGGAAGGCTGATGGCTGGTGAACCAGTAATTACGATAGTTGGAAACTTAGGTTCTGATGCAGAGTTTAGAAAGACACCAAAGGGTATACCTGTGACATCTTTCAATCTTGCTAATACTCCTAGGAAAAACATTAACGGAACTTGGACAGACCAAGAAACTACTTGGTATAGAGTTTTCGTATGGAATGCAGAAGCAGCAGGAGCAGCGAACGCATTGAAAAAGGGAGATAAAGTATTTGTTCAGGGCAGGTTTCAAATCAATACTTTCAGAACTAAAGACGGAGAAGAAAAGAAGAGTTTAGAAATCAACGCAGATTCTGTAGGCGTAGTACCTAAGTATGTGCCTGAACCACAGAATTCTCAGATCAAAGAAAATGAAGGCACTGAAAATGATTTCCCTTGGTAATCTATTTAAGAAAAAAGAGGCTACTAAATTAGTTCGTATTCAGTGTTGCCATTGCGGGAAATGGTTTAATACTGGAGTAGATAATGTAAGGGCAATGTCTTATTGCTCTGAGTGTTTAGACTAGGGAGAAAAATGTATTTCAATATGATGTTTGGTATTTATAAGTGGTCAGCCAAAAGACTTCAGAAAGAAATGAACAGAAGATATACAGGACCAGCACTAACCTTACCTTCATTGAAGCAGAAAGTAAGTTAAATAGAATTGGGTTATACGAGTGGCAGTTTGTCCCTTCCGTCCGACTGCTTAACCCGATAGATAGACTAAATTACGTGGTGTATTTAATCTATTTGTTATCACTCTAAGTTGTGAGAGTCTATCCCAGTTGTTATTACCCTTCCAACAGGATAGGCTCTCACCCTACAAGAAGGAGTAGTTGTGGAGATTATTAGTTCTGATATAGAAACGCTTTTACCTTTTCCAAATAACCCAAGAAGAGGTAATGTTAATAAACTTAAAGAATCTTTAAATGCTAACGGACAATACAAGCCGATTGTTATTCAGGCATCAACTAGATACATACTTGCCGGTAACCATCTATGGCAAGCAGCAAAAGAATTAGGTTGGACAAGAGTTGATACTGTTGAGGTAGATGTTAATAACACCCAAGCGAAGAAGATAGTAGCCAGCGATAATAGATTAGGCGAACTTGGAACTTATGATGAGAAAGAATTATTAGATTTATTACAAGATATTAGTCTAGAGGGAACTGGCTACGACACCCAAGATATAGATGATTTACTTGCGTTAATTGAAGAACAGTCAATAACTCCTTCTTACGAAGAGACTGGAAGTATGGTTGAGGGTGTTAGTGGAGGCGGTCAATTAGCACAAGAAGGAGTTAATAGAAGACCGACTATGTCTGAAAGAGCATCTCACTATGCCGAAAGAACAGTCAGGCTGTTAATGTGTGAGTTTCCTAACGACCAATATATTTGGATTCAAGACAGGCTAACTGAACTTAGAGTAAAGTATAATGTAGATAGTAATGGGGACGCCATTATTAGAGCAGTTGCGGAAGCGACTGGAACAGAGGCACCAAGTGATTAAAGATTTAGATGTAATACCAGTCAAAAGAGTTTTTGATAGAAGTAAAACTAAGGAACTTAAAGGTGTAGATGTTCCAGAGTTAGAAGCAAATATCAAAGAGGCTGGAATCTATGTTGATGCAGACACCAATGAACCTTTCTTAGTTTACATGCCTCTACCAGAAGCAGTAATTCCAGAACTTAGAAAAGCAGTTCGTTCAATTAAGTATTCTTCATCAGGTGTAACTAGACAATCAACTGGTGTAGAAAATCATTCAAGAACTTTCGGTATGGCGCCACGCAAACCATTTCAAACTAGAGAAGCATGCCGACCAACAGCATTATCTTATGACCAACCCGAAGAGCATGATGTTCTAACTAGAACAGCAGATGTATTAGCAGATATTATTAAAGAGTTAATTCCTGATGTATACAATGCAGATGTAACCGAAACAGCAGCAGTAGCAGATGAGTGGAGATTAAGCGAGCGAAGTCTTTGGACTAGCGGAGTTATTAATAAAACCTCAACCCTTCCATACCACTTTGACGGCAACAACTTTGATATGTGGTCTGCTATGCCAGTAATTAGAAGAGGTACTCGTGGTGGTTACCTAAGTATGCCCGAATACGATTTAGTTATTGAGTGCCGAGATGGTTGGTGTTTATTCTTTCCAGGATACAGATACCTTCACGGAGTTACTCCGATAGCACATGTTCAGAAAGATTCTTACCGCTACACAGTTGTTTATTACTGCTTAAGAGGCATGAAAGACTGCTTCTCATTCGCAGTTGAACAGAAAGAAGCGAGGAAACGGAGAACAGAACGAGAAACAGGACTGGCTTCTGCTCTCAAAGGTGATACTCCGTTTAAGGTTGGTTGAAGTATCAAGTAGTAGTTCCTTCTTACCAGCGAGCAGAGATTTGCCGAGATCAAACTCTAGCAACTTTAGAACGCCTGAAAGTAGATAAAGATAAGGTTCATGTCTTTGTCGCTAATGAAGAGCAAGAAGAACTCTATCGGTCTGTATTAAAAGACGATTACCGCATTGTTGTTGGCGTGCGTGGTATATCTACCCAAAGAAAGTTTTACCACAACTGGTTTCCTGAAAATGAAAGACTATTAAGCATTGATGATGATATGTCTGATTTACTAGAACTTGGAGATAAGAAACTAGTACCAACACGGTACCAACTCGACGAGATAGCAGAGATAGGTTTCTCAACAGCAGAAGAACAGGGAGCAAGACAGTGGGGTATTAACCCAACCATGAACCACTTCTTCTTAAAAGACCATATTTCAGTAGGACTTCGATATATATGTGCTAACTTCATGGGAACTTATGCTAAAGACTGGATATTCTGCGATCCTGAAAGACGCATGACCCCAACAGGAGAAGACCACCATTCAACTCTTAGAGGATTTACTAGATATGGTTGCGTTGTTCGCCTAGAATTCTTATGCCCAAAGACCAAGTATTTTGCTTCAGGCGGTATAGATGCTTGCGTAACAGAAGATGGAGATGTGAGAAAAGATAGACATGCTTCAGAATTGCGTTGGGTACAAGAAAGATATCCAGACCTATCTTCAATACAGATTAAAGCAGGAGGAGTAGTGAATCTTCGCTTGAAGCCGATTACTTTAGGAAGAAAAGAGAGACCATTACATGGACTTGCAAACTAGAGAAGGAACAACCGATGCTATGACATTGGGCGAAATAAATGCGTATAAAACCTGCCCAATACCTGCTGGTTGTAAAGTGTTAGATGTTGGTGGACACATAGGTTCTTTTACTAATTGGGCATTACTACAAGGTGCTGGTTTCGTAGTTGCCTATGAACCAGAACCAGACAATTTCCGTATGCTTACTCTCAACACAGAAGGCAAACCAGTTGAAATCCATAACAAAGCATTAACCCGTGATGGCAGAGATGTAATGCTTAATGTTAAAACTTCTGGACATACGGGCGGACATAGTATTCTTTATGATGGCCCAACTAGAAACCATATAATAGTTCCGAGCGATTCATTTGCTGAGGTAGTGGCTAGAGTTCAACCCAATGTAGTAAAGATTGACTGCGAGGGCGCAGAATACGAATTCAACATACCCGAAACACTTCCTGATTCGGTACAATATGTAACAATGGAAATTCACTTAAACAGGAAAGCCTTAAGAGAGATAGAGGCACCCAAACTGATTCAAGGATTCGAGAAGTGGACAGCAATAAAGCCACCTAAGATTACGCCCAAAGGCTGGCAGACTATTGCGGTATGGGCAAGATAATGACTGATAACGATTCTGTTACAAAGCGAGGAAGAAAGACCAAACTAGATGATGCTCGAAGGGATAAGTTAATCAAAGCAATAAGAGCAGGAAACGACAAGAAAGTTGCCTGCTCCTTTGCTGGTATATCTGAAGCAACTCTTTATCGCTGGTTAGAACAGTCAAGAGCCAAGAATGCTAGTGAGGAATTACAAGAATTTCGAGAGTCGTTTGAGCGTAGCGAAGCAGAAGCAGAAACAATGAATGTTGGCAGAATTGTTCAAGCAGCACAAAATGGAAGATGGCAAGCAGCAGCATGGTGGCTAGAAAGAAAACACCCTGAACGCTGGGCACAACACACTAAGATTAAAGCAGAACTTTCTGGACCTGACGGAGCGCCAATAACAATTAGCGTTGAAGAGGCTAGGAAAGTAGTATTAGAAATGCTTAATGAAGGGGGAGATGATGGGCTTATCATTGATGGAGAAAGTCCAGAAGTTATCCAAGAGTGAGAAAGAAAAGTGGCTCTCGGAACTTCCTGAACCAGTATTAACAGAACTCTATAAATCTCCTTGGTGGTTTATTGGTAGACCCGAGCAACAAGAACCTGAAGGTGATTGGTTTATCTGGTTAATTCTTTCTGGTCGTGGTTGGGGTAAGACAAGAACTGGAGCAGAGTGGCTTGCTAAGAAAGTTATAGATAACCCTAAGACTAAAGATAATGTTTCCACCCAATGGGCTATTGTCGCACCAACCTTCAAAGACGCAAAGAGTATCTGCGTAGAAGGACCTAGCGGATTATTGAAAGCACTCCAACACCAAGGATTACAGAACGAAAAAGATTATGTCTATAACAAATCATCACACAAAATAGATATGGCTAATGGGGCAAGAATACATACCTTTGGTGCAGACTCTCCAGATTCTGGTCGTGGTCTTAACTTATCTGGTGCTTGGCTAGACGAGATAGCATCATGGCAATATCCATACGAATCATGGACAGAAGGATTAGCACCAGCATTGCGTATTGGTGAAAGACCAAGAGTTGTTGTTACTACTACACCCAAGCCAATTAAGTTAATCCGTGAGTGGGTTAGCAGAACAGATAACTCAATACATTTAACAAGAGGTAGCACTTTTGATAATGCTAAGAACCTTTCAGGGAACGCATTAAAGGAGTTACGTAACCGATATGAGGGCACAAGAACAGGGCGACAGGAACTTTACGGCGAAATACTTGAACAGGCTGAGGGAGCCTTGTGGATAAGAAACTGGATTGAAGATACAAGAATTAGTATTGATAACTTACCTAAACTAACAAGAGTGGTAGTAGGTATAGACCCTGCCGTAACTAGTAGTGAGAACTCTGATGAAACAGGAATTATTACTTGTGGTCTTGGCGAAGATAAACACTTCTATGTATTGGCTGATGATACTTTGAGAGCAACACCTAACGAGTGGGGTAAGCGATCACTTCAAGCATATACAAGATGGAGAGCAGACAGATTAGTTGCTGAAGTAAATAATGGTGGAGATATGGTTGCTATGGTTATTCAACAAGTAGATAGAAATGCACCAGTCAAGAAAGTTCATGCGACACGCAATAAATCCACAAGAGCAGAACCGATATCAGCACTCTATGAACAAGGTAAGGTTCACCACGTAGGAGGCTTTCCACAGTTAGAAGACCAAATGGTTCTTTGGACACCGGACTCTAAGAAATCACCAGATAGACTAGATGCTCTAGTTTGGGCACTTACAGAACTAAGCGGTAGTTACCAAACACTAACAGGAACAGTTCCACTATCACTTACTCAAATTAACGACTGGTCTATACCAAGGATGTGAAAATGAGTTTCATTGGATATTGTAGTAAATGTAAAGAAAGAGTAAAGGTGAAGGGTAACAATGCTCCAAGTTCGCCGAGTTCTACTTTAATTTACTATGAAGGAAGTTGCCCTACCTGTAGTAGTTCAGTAAAATCTTTTAAAGAAGTTCCTAAGTTTGGAGGTAAATGGCGTGTTTAATGACCCAAGAGATATTGCTGCTTATGCTGCTAGGTTAGTAACTGGAGATAGACAAGAAGATTACGGTCACCCTCTTGATGACTTCACTAGAGCAGGAAAGATATGGGAGGCGATATTAGGAGTTCCAGTTACGGCTGAGCAAGTAGCCTTATGTATGGTGGGAATTAAAATAAGTCGCCAAACCAATGCGCCTAAAGTAGATAATATCGTTGATGGTATAGGTTACTTTCTTACCTTGGCTATGGTTCAAGAAGAGCGAGCCGAGAGGGACCGTAATGAGAATACTAGCATTTAATATAGCCCATGATAGTTCTGTATGTGTATTAAATGATGGCGAAATTGAGTTTTTTTGTAAGGAAGAACGAATCTCTAGAAAAAAGAGAGACAAGCACCCCTTCAAATCTTTAGAATTATTGAAAGCAAATTTAGCAGGACCTTTAGACCATGCGCTCTATACAGTACCAGATAACAATGAACTCGGTATTGAAACTGTTTATAGCCGTTATATAGAAAAAACTTTTAATGTGCCTTTAGAGAATTTCTCGGCACTAACTCATCATCAATCACATGCCAACCTTGCCTACTTTAATAGCGGGTTTGAAAGTTGCTTAGTTTTTGTTATTGACCGAAATGGCTCTATAATTTTTGCTGAGGATAAAGAAGTTGCTAGAGAGTCAGAGTCTGTATATTTATGCGATAAAAATAACTTTCTAAAACCTTTACAGAAAAACTTTTGGCTTATGCCTGATATGTCTTCTAAACGGCTAAAAGTTCTAAAGTCTTTAGAAGTTCTTTATCTTGACACAAAAGTTACTCTCAATAATTTTTTGAGCATTGTTAAAGTCTATGAGTCGGCTACAACTATGATCGGGCAAAACCCTTTAGAAAATGGAAAAACTATGGGGCTTTCCTCTTATGGAACTTACAACGATAACTATAAACTCTTTCATAAGTCCGTTGCAAGGGCTGAATTATTTACTGATTCTTACCCTGTTTGCTTCTTTGAAAAAGAAGATAAAATAACTTCTGATATAGATAATCAAAACTACTTAGAGTACGCAAACTTGGCTAAGCAAGTTCAAATCGATACCCAAGAAGCAGTTTTAGAGTTGATTAAATATCATGTAGAGAAAACCAAAGTCCGTAATGTTTGCCTCGTTGGTGGTTATGGATTAAATGTAGTCGCTAATAACTTCTATCTTAAAAACATGAAAGATGTTACTTTCTATTTCGAACCAGTAGCCGATGATACAGGTGTGCCTATTGGTGCCGCTATGATGAAATATGTTATGGAAACAGGCAAGCGACCTAAAAAATTAAAGGATAACTTTTTTCATTTTTATGACCTAGACCTTAGAACTTTTGGTGAAAGAGTGCCAAATATGGAACACTTAGTAGACTTGTTAATCAATCAAAAGAGTTTAGCCATTTTCGATGGCAGTCCTGAGGCTGGTCCAAGGGCGTTAGGTCATAGGTCAATTCTTTTCGACCCAAGAAATAAGGACTGTAAGGCAATCGTCAATAAAATTAAAAAAAGGGAATGGTATAGACCTTTTGCTGGAGTTATATTAGAGTCAGAATTCGATAAGTATTTCGTTACTTTAGGTCTTTCTTCATCAGAATATATGACAGTAAACTTTGATGCAAAAGAGTCGGCAATAAGCCTCGTGCCCGGAATTATTCATGTAGATAATACAAGCAGAATACAAACAGTCAAAGAAGGCTTTCTATTCGACCTACTTCAAGGCTTTTATGAAAAAACAGGGTGTCCTATGTTACTTAATACAAGTTTCAATCTTGCTGGAGAGCCTTTAGTTCAAACTAAAGACGAGGCAATACAAACCTTGAGCGAAAGTACCCTAGATGCGGTATATTTTGTTGATACGAAAACTATAGTAGAGAGAGATACAAATGAAAGTTTTTAAGGGTGTGACAGATAACTGGGGGATAGCAATTCAATTCCATAGTTGGGATAAAAGTCTTACTATTCAATTCCTGAGGTTTTATATTATTTTTGTGGCACATAAATGGTGGTCGAATTAAATGAGAATTATTGAAAATGTATTACCTGAACAACTTTGTTACGAAATTGGTGGTTTGGGATACAGATTAACAAGAGGGTATGACTTAACAGAAGAAGAACTCAATATACAGTCATGGACTAATTTCCGTTGGCACTCAGACCTAAATCAAGAGTCTACCCCTGTTCTATGTTACTCAATGCCGAAATCCTTAAGCAAACAGATAATTCCTTTCTTAAAAAAGAACGACTTATTTTCAAATGAAACCGAAGAAAGTCTCCGCGAGGAAATGAAGTTTATGATTTATGTTTGGACGAAAGGCTCATGGATTAACTGGCACGGTGACGCTCATGCGAAACAAGCAGTTACCATATATTTGAATAAAGACTGGCATTACAACGATGGGGGACTTTTTATTTGGCAAGATGAGACCACAAGCGAACTAAAAGTTGTTGAACCAAAGTTTAATACTTTAGTTTACAATGAGGGGTCAATGATGCACGGAACCACACCTGTTACTTCTAGTACAAGTTTAAGAATTACAGTTCAAGGTTTTATGCTGCGCTCAGACGCGCAAACTTAGTCATCAAAAGGTCTTTCTTTGAATATTACATTGGTGTCGTTCTGTTCTAAGAGTAAATCAAACAGTTCATCAGGGTCTAGTTCTTTTACTCTAGAACCATTGAAATAGGTATATACAGAAAACATAAAAGCAGCAGTGGCAAAAGCAAAAGCAAAGAAACTTAAAATTAAAGCAACCCAAGAAATCATTATTCAAACCCATGTTCTTCAGTGATGAAACCATTTTCTCTATTTAATAGTATGTAATCAAATGCAGTAATAGCAAACTTTGACTTAATAGTATCTAAGACTGCTTTCTGATCTAACTGCCCACAGGTGTAAAGATCAAATTGCAATAAAGCAGGAGAAGGTTCGTCCCAAATATGAAAGGCAATATGGCTAGTTTCAATCATAACTATGGCAGTTAGTCCTCGATTGCCCTCTACATCTACGTAAGAGGCAAAAGGACCTTTAATAATCTTCATGTCTATTGCTTTGACTAAGTCAGTTAAGAACTCTATCGCCTCATCGTCAGACTTCATGGGGCTATTGACTTTAGCATTAACTAATAAGTGTTTATGAAATATCATTTCGCGTCTACCTGAAATTCCTTTTTCTTCCAAATCTTTTTCTTATACCAATTAGGGATTTGAGCGCGTTCTGCCACTTTCTCGCTCCAAAAATCAGCGTCATGTTTTCCTAGGGAAGCCTCCCAATCTTCTCTAGCCAAAGGTATTAGTTGATACATAGGCGTTCCTTTCGGTATTACCCCTGTAAAACCTTTTTTAATATAAAAAGGCAAGTTGCCAAATGGTACATGCCTAAACTCATCATAATCAATTATTCCTGAGAAAGTGTAAAAAGGTAAGTCAATTCGATTTAGCGGGTGAGTAACGAGTCCTGAAAAACCTGACGGGAAAATTGGAGACCATATTGAGTTCCATAAGAACTGATAATGTAAATAGCCATCTATCTCTGGAAGGTGATTCGGCTCGCGAAAATCTACCATCTTAATTAAATGAGGTGCTGAGATTTGAAAGCCGTCTGCTGTTTCGTCAACACTAATATCAGTCCAAGTTCTTTGAATATACCCATGCGTTAAAGAGTCTAAAAAAGGTGAACAGGCTTTTATATTAGGCTCAGCGCGATTAGGTGCTATGGTTTTATACCAATCAGGAATACAATACTTACTTGGTACTGGAGCCTCTGTAATTTCTTGTACTTGCTCACTTCCTGGTATAAATTGAATTTTCATTTAACCGCCAGTTTTTCCAACATTTAGTTCGCTCTCTTTCCATACGGTCTTAGTACCTCCATCGTATGACTTAGCCAGTCCTTTTTCAATCAAAGACTTGTTGAAACTAGTGTTGTCGGGGAGAAATAATTCTCCTAGTATGCGTCCATACTTATCAGGCTTAGTTGTTTGGATACGGAATGACTTGCCTTCCAGAGCACTCTTCACATATTCCTTGACTTGCTTGCCTAATTCTGTATTCTTCTCTGCTGTATCTATACCAGACAACCGAACCCTAGTCTTGTAATGTAAAGAAAACCCCAAGTCAATCGCTATATCTATTGTATCGCCATCTACAACTCTATCAACTCTTGCCAAGTATTCGAACATTTGTTCTCCTTCTCTAAGGTAGTCAGCGTATCAGTAATTTATGCCCTACACTATTAGATATGGAGAGAGTAATCATTAAAGAACTCGAGCGAACACTGCTTCGCACTCGAGACAGAATGCTTATTTACTCAAATGAAGAACTGAAGCAGATATCAGACCTAGTTGCCTCAGCGACTCTTGCTATTGCTCTTGAATCTTATAGTCGTGAATTAGAAGCGATGAAGACTAAGCAACCAGAATTGGTATAAATCTTGGCGAACGAATATCCAGACTTTGATGGCTCTCAAATTTGCGCCCAGACAGAACCAGACCTTTGGTTTCCAACAGCAGATAGACAAACAGGAAGATTAGCCAAAACACTTTGTCTAACTTGCCCATGGTTGAAACCTTGCTTAGATTACGCATTAAAGAATGATGTTGTTGGTATATGGGGCGGAAAGACAGAAAGAGAAAGAAGTCATATACGCAAGAAACTTAAAATAAAACCTGAGCCACTATATCTTGATACTTTGTTTGCGCCTTCGCTGAGGGGTAAAGTAGCGGTAGGCAGGTATAATGAATCAGTAAGTGAGGTGGTTGATGTCTGAGTTTAATATGAACTTCGGTGATGGGTCTTTCAGTCCATTAGCACAACTGGCTACTGCATTACATGAAATGTTTAATTCTTTGATGAGGGCTGGGTTCACTGAGAACCAAGCACTATATTTAACGAGTAAGATGATAATAAGGGAAGATGACTTTGATGATATTACTGATGATACGGATAGGTGAAAAATAAGATGCCAAGAAGACCAGACTTAACCGAAATAGGTAGCACAGGTTTACGCAGAACTGGCGGAACTGTTTACGAAGAGTTTTTAGTATCTCTTCGTGGTCGTCGTGGCGCAAAAGTTTATCGTGAGATGTCTGAGAACGATCCTGTTATTGGCTCTATTCTTTACGCAATAGAAAAAATTATCTTAAGACTTGAGTGGACTGTTAAACCAGCAAGCGAGAAAGAAGAAGATAGAGAAACAGCAGAGTTTATTGAGCAGTGCTTGTATGACATGAGTGATAGTTGGGACAGCACTCTTTCTCAGATTTTATCTATGCTTGTTTATGGCTACGCCTTCCATGAAATAGTTTATAAGATTAGAGATGGTGCTGGAAACGAAGACCCTGCTCGTCGTTCCGCATTTAGTGACGGAAAGATTGGTTGGCGTAAATGGCCAATCCGTGCACAAGAAACTCATAACAACTGGATGTTTGACGAAGATGGTGGTATCCAAGGATTTGAACAAGTAGATCCATACGGTGCTGGTCTTCATAGAATTCCTATTGATAAAGGTTTGCTATTTAGAACTAGTAGTGCCAAGAATAACCCAGAAGGTAAATCATTATTAAGAACTGCTTATCGCCCATGGTATTTCAAAAGACGCATTGAGGAAATGGAAGCGATAGGTATTGAAAGAGATTTAGCAGGATTACCAATTGCGTATATGCCTCCTGAATACTTATCATCTACTGCTTCCGTAGACCAACAAGCAGTAAGAGATAGCATTGTTAGCATTGTTCAAAATGTAAAACGAAACGAACAAGAAGGTATTGTTTTCCCATTAGTATTTGATGATAGAGGAAACAAGATGTTCTCGCTAGAGTTATTAAACTCTGGTGGCTCAAGACAATTTGATACAGATAAAGTTATCTCTAGATATGATCAAAGAATTGCTATGTCTGTATTATCAGACTTTATTCTTCTTGGACATGACCGAGTAGGTTCTTTCTCATTAGGTAATAGCAAAATAGATTTATGGACAATGGCTGTTGAAGCAATATGTAAATCTATTGCAGAGGTAATTAACTATCACGCCATACCTCGCTTACTTAAGATGAATGGTATGAAAATTGGAACTGTTCCTGAATTAACTTATTCAAGCGTAAGCCACGTAGACCTTGCTGAAATATCTGATTTCGTAGCCAAACTTACAACTGCTGGAGTAATAACACCTGATGAGGATATGGAAGAATACTTAAGAGGACTAGCAGGTTTGCCGGTTGCTAATCGTAAAGATAACGACCTAAACTTTGGCGAAGAAGAAATTGAAGAACCTGAAGCAGATAGAGGAACTGAAGAAGAGGCACTAGAAACGGAAGAGCCAACCGAGGACGAAACAGAATAAAATGCCTTTAGTCATAAAGGCTAGAAAAAGAAACGACCCAGTTCTTCGTAGCCCAACCGCAAAATTAAATAAGTTCGAACAAGAAATCTTTGATATTTACTCTAAGGCTTTATCCTCTATGCCTAAAGATTTAGATAACGAAAAAGTTATTAGAGCAGTTAGGCGAGCAATAGAATCGAGAAGTCCAAATGCTGGTGCAGTTGCTTTTGAGTGGGGAGACTTTGTTTCTTCGCTAGATGGCACAGTTCCTAAGTTAGCGCAACAACTTGCTGCTTCCGCAAATATAAGTGCTGCTGCTTTGCCTAAGAATATTAGATTTGATAGTTCTTTTACTGCCCAAGACCCAAGAGCAATAGCATGGGCACAGCAGAGAGCAGGAGCAAGAATATTAGGAATTACTCAAGAAACTCAGAAAGCCGTTGCTGAAACTATTGCTAGAAGTTTAAGTACACAAATAAATAGAGAAGAAGTAATAAATAATATTACTCAAATAGTTGGCTTAGATTCCAGACAAGCAAAAGCACTGGGTAACTTTTATGAAAAGAACTTACTTAAGTTAATTGAGCAAGGTGAAACATACGAGAAGGCAGTAAAAATAGTAACTAAACTTAGCAAAGAATATCGTGAAAGATTACTTATCCAGAGGGCTACTCGTATTGCCAGAACAGAAACTATTGCTGCTGCTAATGCTGGTCGCATGCTTTCTTGGGCGGAAGCAGATCAATTAGGATTACTTCCAGCAGGAAGCCAGAAGAGGTGGAAAACAGCAGCAGATGAAAGAACATGTCCAGTTTGCGCACCATTGAATAATGTAACAGTAGATTGGGAAGGTGTTTTTTCTACTGGCGATGTCATGCCACCCAATCACCCAAATTGTAGATGTACCGCAGTTATTGTTCCAGCAGAGCCAACCTTTGATAATAGTGTTGAGAAAAGATATTATAGATTTGCTGACGGAGAAAAAACTTGGCGAAACTATGATTACAAGTGGCGCAAAATAGCCAATGAAATGAAAGATAGAATAGGCAAGTGCCAGCGTTGTGGAAGTAAATCAGACCTAACAGTAGATCATAAGAAAAGATTAAAAGATGGTGGTGCTAAATATGACAGGAAGAACCTAAGAGTCTTATGCCGTTCATGTAATGGAAAACTTGCTAGATTAGGAACTAAACTTAGGAAGTCAGATAACTCTTGGTTATTTGCTAAGCATGCTCCTGGACAACACAATCAGCAAAATCACGCAGGAGGCAGAAGGAGTGGTAGTGGGTCATACGAGGCTTCAGCCAGTGCTTTGGCTTCTTTTCAGAATGGCTCTTGGGATAAAGATGATGTAAGTTTAGAAGATACGAAAAAAATAACAGTCGCTTACGATAATAAATATTCTGTAAAAAATGAGGAAAATGATAATTCAGAATTCCAAGTTGAAGATTATGCAACTGCTGGCTATCAGGGCATTAATGCTGTGGCAAGAGGTAGCCAAAAAAGCGATGACTTCATGCAAAATAAGATAAGTGTTTTGGATAGAACTATTGAAGAAAGTCCAGATGCTTTCGGTGATAAAACTCTTTATAGAGTTGCTTCCGATAGGCTTATCACAGATTTGAAACCCGGAGATACTTTTATAGACAAAGGATTCTTAAGTACAACAAGGAAAAATGTTGTAACAAATAAGTCTGCTAGAAAACAATTAGGCAACTTATCACCTACTGATGATACTGTAACTGTAATTCTTCCAAGTCCAAGCAAAACAGGTAAAGGGCTTGCTGTTGATTTACTCTTAACAAGCAGGGGGAGAAGTGGGCGAGATGAGTTTTGGGGTAAAGAAAAAGAAGTCTTACTTCCTCGTGAAACTCCACTACTATTCTTAGGAATAAGCACGACTACGGATACAGAAGGTAAACCAGTAGCAGTTTTTCAGAGAATGGATAAATGATGTCACGATTCATAGCACAACCCGAAGATGGCAAGATTATCCGTGGGCAGGGTAAAATACAGGTCGCTAAAACAATAGAAGAAATACAAGAATCAAATCAAGTCGAGACCGAAGCCGAAGACAAGAGCAGATAGAATAGAGCCATGCCGTATAAAGTAGCCAGTAATGTAAAAGGTTGTCCGGGATTTGCCGTAGTCAAATCAGACACAGGTGAGTTAGTCGCTTGCCATGTCACAAAGGTAGACGCAGCGAAACATGTTCGGGCTTTATACGCCAATGTCCCAGATGTAATCCAGAAAGCAACAACTGAATCACTATTAGCGTTTCATGGGAAATTAAGCAAGAGTGAAATGAACGCTACTATGCTGGCTTCTCATCATTACATAACTACCGAACTATCTAAAAGAGGCTACGACTTAAGCAGTGAAGAGTTCTTTGAGAAAGAAGTAATTATTGATCCTGAGATTACTTTAGATGGTGCTGAACTAGAGGAATTGTTTAGCGGAGAAGAAGAATTAGTTGAAGATATTATCGTTAAATGGGAAGATGGCGATATAGATTATTTCAAAATTGCTTTTGGTTTATGGGGAGACGGATTAGAAATACTTGTTAATCCAAGTAAAGAAAATGTAGATAAGGTTGCAGAGTCAGATACATTTACTCCACCTGCTTCAGTTGCCACAAATGCTAAGAGAGCACTTAATTGGATTCGTGAAGGTAAGGCTGGTGGGGGATTTACTGATGTAGGTCGAGCAAGAGCAGCACAATTAGCAGGAAGAAGACCAGTAAGTTTAAGAACAATAAAGCGTATGCGCTCTTTCTTAGCCAGACACACACCAGATAAGAAAGCAGAAGGTTTTAACCGAGGCGAAAAGGGTTATCCATCTGGAGGAAGAGTTGCTTGGGACGCATGGGGTGGCGATGCTGCTGAGAGTTGGGCTAGATCAATAGTAGAAAGAGTTGATAAGTCTTTTGATTATCTAGCACCATTTATGAAAGCCGATGATAAGAAATTTACTCTAGGACCTCTGTATATTCCTAATAAATTAGATGCCCACAGTGAGTGGACAGATGAAGAAGAATTGCAGAATGCTGTATGGGATTACGTAAAGTCAGGCGATAGAAATATTCATTTACAACATAACCGAGATGTAGTAGCAGGTGAATGGGTTGAGATGATGACCTTCCCTTATGAACTAAAGATTCCAACAACTAAAGCCGATGGTAAGAAGACAGAGTTTACTTATCCTGCCAACACAGTTTTCATGGGAGTATTGTGGAAAGACTGGGCATGGGAATTAGTTAAGTCAGGCAAACTAAGCGGATATTCTATTGGTGGTAAAGCAAAAAGATTAGGAACTGATATACCTGATGATGCAGAAAAAAGCGATCCCGGTGTCAATGCGGTTCATGTAGATACTATTATGAAACCACCTAAAAAACTTAAAGAAATTGAGAAATCAACTGAAAGCACATTGGAAGAAAAAGCCAAAGAACATAATGAAGAAGTAGGCGATGCTAAAGGCAAAAGAACTACTACTGGAACATTACTTCAAGTTTACAGAAGAGGCATAGGGGCATATAAAACCAACCCATCTTCCGTTCGTCCAAATGTTCAAAGTAAAGAACAATGGGCTTTTGCTAGAGTAAATGGATTTTTACATGCGTTGCGTAATGGAAGATTCAAAAGAGGCGCGTATGATACAGACTTACTACCTGAAGCACACCCATTATCAAGCAAAGGTAAGAAAAGCGATGAATGAGAAAGATTTTAGATTCCTACCGCAGTCGTCCTGTTGTTCGAGCGAGTGCTCTTGCTCTGTTGCTGTATCTGAGTCCAGTATTGTTATACAGATTCCTAAAGAAAAAGCGGAGTAAATAATGGGCATATTCTTAAATGATCACGGCTTAGGACAGGAAGTTCTTAAACACGGAAGCCATAACCAGTTATCACATGGAAGAAGAGGTGGTGGTAAAGGCGGAAGTGGTGCAGGTGGCGGAAATTCTAAACCTAATACAATGATGTCTAATGAGTTTATAGATAAAACTGGTAATGAAGTATCTAATCAAATGCGTGACGCAAGCATTAGCCTCGTAGATGAATTAGAAGGTTTAAGAGAGCGTGCCGATAATGCGGTACAAATAAAAGCACTTAATTCTGCTAGAGTAAATGTAGAGGGAGCAACAAAAGATTTTATGAGTGCTAAAAAACTTAAAGGACAGGAAAAAATAGCAAAGATACAATCTGGGGTCAATAAATATGAGAGTGCTCTAGATAAAATTTCTGGTTTAGAAATTTATAGAATGAATGTAGATCAGGTTATTCAAAATGCTTATACCGAAATCCCAGAAACCATTAGAGAACTTGGTATTGAGAGTTCACTAGATATTTAATCAAGGTAGTCAATTTTTACAGCACTAAT